AAATCACCATTTCCAAGATATTCAAAATCATCAGTAAAGAAACCAAGTGGGAAAGTAGATATTGGAGGGCCACCATCTCTATTTGTTTTAAGAGAATAACCAGATCTCATGATTTTGACAGAACCACCATCCTTACGTTCATATCCATAAGGGCCGTAAATTGGATTACCATCATACGCCCATCCAATAATCGGTGAGTGATTTAAAGATGCTTGTTCTGCATTGTTTAATAGGTTTAGGTCATTAGATGTATAATCAATTGTTCCATCACTATTTTTTTGTTTAAGTATCTTTCTTAGACCTCTAGGTGCATAGAATGATGTAAATTTAATTCCTTCATCATTATCACCTCTAGATAAGAATCCATCATCACCATAGAATATATCTTCATATCTTTTAACGTTATTAACTGACCAAGACCTAACTTTTGGTAAAAATATTGCACCAGTGCCAGGAATTACCTCTTGAACAACAACTGAAGCAGTTGAATATCCAACACCACCATTATCAACTGTGACTGAATCAACTCTTCCATTACTAATTGATGAAATAATTTTTGCACCAATACCATCACCAAGAATCTCTAAATCAGGAGCAGATGTATATTCTGCACCAGAACGAGTTACAATTACAGATTGTATTTTTCCATTTGTAACAATCGCTTTATATTCTGAAGATGATCCAGAAGAAACTCGAACTGTTGGCGGAATACTAAAGTTGAACGTTGTATCATTACCATAGCCAAGGCCAGGATTAGTGATGTCGATAGATGTTAAAGATCCTCTAACGATTGGATTAACTCTTGCATGATAATTTTCTGGATGTGTTGTATTAATACCAATTATACCTTTTACATTTACAGAAATTGGTGGATAGTTAAACACATGATCACCAGAACCAACTGATGTCATTCCAACAAATTGTTTTGAAATATAATTAACGTTTGATAAAGTTGAACCAATACCAGCAGATGCAAGACGGAATCTGTCATCATTTATTTTTAAAACATAATAATCTTGATCAGTATCTAAACCACCAATCTTAACTTGATTGTTTGAGTAACGAATTAATTCACCATCCTCAAATCCATGATTTTTAAACTCAAGGAAATCAGAATATGTATTAATACCAACTGTCGGAATTAGTCTTCTTTTATTTTCATATCCTTCGCCAGGACTTTCAACAATAATTTGTCCTAAAACTTGTTTTTTGTTTAAACTTTGAAATCTTTGTGATCCATCAGCAAAACCAGTGAGATTGATGAGATTGGATTTGGTGAGTGCATCATTCTTATTATTTGCAAGTTTGATGGTTGTGTTATTAACTTTAGATACAAAATAGACTGATTCATCAACAAGTCTTTGATCTGGAGTTGATTGAATATCAGTTGTATCATTACCAGCACTTGCAATACCAATTGCACCAGTATTGAATGTTTTATAGACTACAGCTTCCCCATCACGGAATTTATGGAATGTTCCAAAACCAATTGTATCATCTGAAATATTAATAACATTACCTGTAGATGATGCATCAAAATCAATAAAGTGATCGACTTGTTTTAGTCTTGATCTTGCGATTGCATTTTGACCATTACCACCACTAATCTCAACCACAGGTGGTTCAACATAGTCAAAGCCTGGATCTACAATATCAATTCTTTCAAATTGTCCTTTAACGTTTGCTGTTGCACTTACACCAGCACCTGTTAAACTTTCAATGGACACTGTTGGTGGTGTGATGACATCATATTGTGATCCACCTTCCAACACATCTATTGATTCAACACCACCAAATTGTATAACATCACCTGACTTATAGTTTGATATCTCTACACCATTTACGAACATGCCAGTGGTGCCTGGCGCTGTCTCACGAGACTCTCCATCAAAGAGTGGATTGAGAGATATTCTCTTCAATAATTTTTGATGATCCAGTTTTTTGTTTGCTAAATCAGGAACGGAGATTTTAAATGTTCCATCACCTGTTGCATCTACAAAATCACCATTAACTAGATCTGGTAGAGAGTTTGCAAGACGAATATTGTTAGAGTCAATACGACTTACATAATAATTTTTACCATCAATAAGTGATCCTAAGAATCCACTAATCACATTATATGTGACAACTTCTCCAGAATAGAATCCATGATCCGCTGCACCCTCAGTAACCTGTATCAACTGTATAACGTCGCCTCCAGTGGCGCCAGTCCATGTTACAGAACGATCTGGTGCAACGATGGGTTCATTACCTAAACTTGGTATCGATGGTGAGGTAACGTATGCATGAGGATGTGGAGGTAATGCATTAGCATCATCAGACTGATGATCATATACATTTTGAACATCTGTTGTATATTTTGTGATATTATCATGAAGAGAACTATTTCCTCTCTTTAATCTTCTACGAATAAACGCAATATTTGATTCACCAACGCCAGGCAAATCACCTAAGATAAAAACTGAACCGCTGATGACACTTAAAACACGACCAACTCCAATTAAAGCTGATTGTGCATCTAAAACTTCAACTGTATCTTCTTCCAAGAATCCATGATCAGAAAGAAGTTCAATATTAAAACTACTGCTTGATTGTCTTGCAATATTGTTTGGAGTAAATTTTACAGCTGTATTATAAACCCACGATCCAAAGTTTGAATCTTCAGAACTTTTATTAATACCAAATGAACCAACTTTAACTTTATCTCCTTTGTTAAAGTAAAAAGTATCATCAGGTATTGGGAAATCTTTTAGAACACCAGTAATTAAAACTTCAATCTTCTTACTATTATTTGCAAATGAATATCCATATGCAACATTATTAAATCTAACATCATCACCAACACTCAAAACATCAACAGCTGTATCTACTCCAACAAATTGATTTGATGTTTTACTTGTATATGTAACAACGCCAGCAACACTTGCAGTTGGTAGTGATAAAGAACCACTTGTAGGGAATCCAACTGTTGTATCAACTGTCATTACAGTTGAACCGATTGATACTACGTCAGTAACACGAGTTCTGCCTGGAATTACAAAGTCACCGTCAATTGAATCTTGTGATACAGTAACCTGATAATAATGTTCTCCACCATATAAAAAGTCTTTAACATCTGATATCGCACCAGAAGCACCTCGAATATTTTTATCATCATCGTCAGCATCTTGAAAGAGAGTTGATCCTTTTAAATTACGAGGATCACCTGTGATTGCTTTAACAACAAAATCTTGACCAAAACCATAATCTGCATCAGATGGTTTAATTAAAAACTCTGATGGTTTAATAATATTAACTTCTTCACCATATAATGCTCTGAATAAAATTTTATATGACTCTTCTGTTCCTTTTGTACGATAAAAGTCTTTAACTTGACGAATAAATTTAACCTGATCTAAATCACTATCAAACTTACGATTTTCAAATCCACTCGCATAGGTTGTTTTAATTTTATTAAAAAACTCACGAATAAAAAGATTTGATAAATTATGAACTTTACTTCCACCAGTATGTGCAGCACCAACAGATGTCTTAAATTCAACAAGGTCTGGTCTGGTAGGTTGATCTAAATTAGTTACACCACTAAATCCACGAATACATCCTGTAAATGATGTAGTGCCAATACCAGTATAAGTAATGACTTCATCATCAATTTTAATTAATCCATACTTATTTGGATAACCTTTTGTACTATCAACAAAAATTGTTTCAGAAAATGACTGAGTATCTGTTGATAACCCAGTAAATTCAGTCAGTGCAGCACCGACATAAGTTTGTAATTTTGTATATCGATCTAAATTTTCAGCAATGTTTATTGATCCACCCTGATATTCTTGGGAGATATAGTATTGCTTCATGAAATCCACAAAAAGCGGACTTTCTGCTTGCACAAACTCAGGTAACTGATTCTCAATTACCTGATTGATTTCGACTCTTTGTATTGATGTATCAATCATTAATATCCGCCGCCAGAGCTAGATCCACCGCCGCCGCCACTAGAAGTTGTGGATGTGCTGCTTGTGGTTGTACTTGTTGAAGTTGCGTATGTGCCACCAGTTGTAGTAGTTGTAGAAGTTCCAGTTGCTGATGATGGAAGTAACGTAGTGTTAGTCGAAACTGGAGAATTTGACTTTCGAGTGAAAGTTGGAGTATAATAACTGTGAATATGAGGGAATCTTGATCCAGATGTATTCTCACCAGATGAAATTAAGTCTTGAACCATATTAATCGTTGTATTCGACATATCAAATTTCACATATAAATCTCGAAGACCAACAACATCATTTGAATGAGGAATTGCTTGAATTTCGATTACGTCATTTGCAATCACTGTTGATGTTATATTACAAGTATCTATAAGAACTTCACCGATCAAATATTTAACTGTTCCAGCATTTTTCTTGATAATATTTGGAGTTCCACCTTCTGTATATGTAAAGAAGAACATACGACCTGTTTCACGATCTACAACCTCATCGGCCATATATACAGTTCCTGTTACACCCTCAATTGTAAATCCAGTTGAGACAACGTTGTAAGCAGACTCTTGACTATGAATATGATTACCATAACAAACTTCATACTGTGCAAATTGACCCAGAACTGCTTTTAAATTACGTCGAATTGTAACAAGAGTGATATTTGATGTAATTGCTGAATCTACACTGTCAATTAATGACACTGCTTTACTGTATTTGAACCTACCACCAAATTTATTGATGTCAATTGATCTTGAATACTGAGTTAAAGCATTTGAAACACCAGTTTTAAGATTTTCCTGATCATCATTTAAACTTGGGTTATAATATGGATTAACTTGCAACTCAACATACAAGTATTTGAGATCAATGAATTCTGGCACAATACCAGCAACAGCATAACTCTTTAATTTTTGAACTAACTCTCTTTTTGTCTCATCTGATAGAAAATCACCATTTCGAGGTTTAACTGAAATAAAGACTTTACCAAAACGAGGTGGAGACATCTCTTCACCACCAAATGCTGTTACAGATTCAACGTTTGGATAAATGAAACCTAAAACTGACTCATAATCGGATGAAGTGACCGCACGATACTGAGAAGAGTAGATTCGAGGTGCAAAATACTTAATTGAAGAGATTGATTCAATCTCATCACCATCTCTTGACTTTTCTTCGGTTGAAACAAGACCAATTAGATCTGGATTAATCGATCCACCATCTTGATTTGTAACATTTCCAACAAAACTAAACTCTGAAGCACCATTTCCGTCTCTTCCATCACTTATAATGTATGAAACTTCAACTACGTTACCATTTGATAACTTTTTAGCGATTACATTGTCACCAAAAATCAATTCATACCTTTCATCTTCAATTTCTTGTAATAAGTATGAATTTGATGTTGATGTAATACCAATAATGTTTTCAATTTGTTGATATATAACGGATGAGGTCGATGATGAAGATGGTTTAACTTTAACTTTGATTGTTGATGTGTCAATAAATGAATTATCAAGTATATACTTTTGATTGAACAGAGATGTATCAGTTGTAAAGGTTTGTGTAACGTATGTGCCTTCAAATACCTCAATATTACTAAATTCAGCAACTCCGTTAGTGGCAGGGACTGTAATATCCTCTGGAATTGAAAATATGTAATTAGTATTGTCACCAGAACCATTACAAACAATACCAGAGTTCAATGTAAGTGTTGAAGTCTCTGAAAGACCACTTACAATAAAAGATATTCTTGCTCTTGCGGATCTTCTTGATCGTGGGACGTATCCGATGTTCCTTGCCAATGCAACAACGTTTTCTCGAAGTGTAGCGGAATCAAGAAAACACTCGTTTGCTGCCATGTTCGTATTATAGGCAGTCGTGTATGTATTATATGCTAATGCATCGATAATGATCGAAAGGTTCGACCCTTCAAAATCATAATCAGTAAAATTAGTGTTTGCCCTCAGATAATCTCTGATAGACGTTTTAATTTCATCAAAATCTAAATTAACGTATTGACCGAAAGCCATTATAGTCTAGCTGGGAAAAGAATAACATCCACTTCTTGTGTTGGTGCTGTGAGACCAATGATATCGTATTGAATTGTACAGTTCATCTCATTTGAATCAGGTGCGACTGTAACAGTTACTTCAATATTACTAATTCTTGGTTCATAATTCAGTAAAGATGAATTAATTTCATCCTTAATTTGAATTTCTTGTAACGAAGTATTCAAATCAAACAAAGATTCATTAATAACTGAACCAAAATTCGGTATAAATGGTTTTTCACCAAGAATTGTAAAAATTATGTTCCTAACAGACCTCTTGATTGCATCCTCATCACGAATTGTCATCACATCATTCGTCACAGGATGACGTTTGAAGGATAAATTTATATCTTTGAATGCCCTAGAAGCCACACTATTTACACAAAAAGTTTCCTGTTTTTATTTATACCTATTTTTTACCGTTTTGCTAACCGAATTCGATATTTTTCTGAATTCAAAGCGTCAATAACATATTTAGCGCTAATTCTGGGGTCATTTTCACCGCAAGTGAAGAAATCTGCGGTCATACAACCCAATTCTGGCCATGTATGACAAGAAACATGACTTTCAGCGAGTGCAAAAAGACATGTAACACCACATGGATTAAATTTATGAGTATATTCATTTAATATTACCATCTCCGACCTTAAAATCGCACGAGTAAAGACATCTCGAAGAAAACTGGGACTATTTAAGTCCTCAAAATGACCATCGTAGATGTCTAAGAGTAAATGTTCGCCTAATTCAATGTCAGTCATCCGAATGTGTGTATATTATAATGTTTCCGAACAGGTTTGTCTTTTAATTTGGTTGTTTTCTTTCTTACAGCAATGTAAATGCGTAATAATGTGTCAGTTTTCATTCTAATTCTGGTTCAATGTAAATTTCAACAGTTTTATAGTCATCCTCTAAGACCTCTCTAAGGTAATATTTATCCCAGTAAGAATAATAGTCTGTTTTTGCAAGTTTTTTTCTCGCTTCAGTCAATTCTTCTCGTGGTTGGCACAAAACAAGGTTGTATTTTCCGTTACTTGTTGGCACACCATTGATTTTTGTGTTTGATTTTCGATGATCAGCTATAAACTTGTACTTTGAGTAGGTTCGATTGTAGTCATCGACCATGGCATAGAGAAAATCTTCGTCATGGTCGTCCTCAACAACGTAAATTACCACATCCCAACCCGCTCGAGGTGTTACATTTTGTAATTTTTCATCTAAAATGACAAAATTAGCAGTTGATGCATAAGGACACACCGCAAAATTACCGAGTTCGGGTCGAATTTTAGATAATTCTTGTATCCAATTCAAAATATGCTTATTTTTCTTCTCGTTCATCGGGTGTTGTCCAGAAATAATCATCACAATCTCCTAATCGACCCCACTTGACATCATTTTCAACTTCAAATATGCGTGTTGATACCTTAAAGTCAGGTATTTTTACATTTTCGGGTGTCATTGATGTGTCATAGATGCGACAACGGTTGTTTGGATACAATGCAAACTGACCATTTCTTAATGCAACCAGATTAAAGGACTTATGTTCATCTGGCATCTCACTTGTCGATGCATCAATCTGATCAAAGTCGCCATGATAGTTATCAAGAGTACAAATGTATTGACCTTTCTGATTGCCAAAGTGTCTTGTACGCAGTTCCCATTCCATTGGTGCAACAAATTGTTTGACAATGACGGTAAAATCATAGTCCATGCAGTTCCAAAACTGTAGATTCACAAGATCCATATCGGGATCTGGTATTTTTGGAGAGGAGAGAAAAGCGCTAATCGGTAACTTATCATACATTGCACCATACTCAGGAAGATAAGTCTCAAAATAGAATGCACGACCCTGTATGGACTTTGCAGATACCCATAAACCTTCGACAAACTCACCAAAACCTGATTGAAAGTCTGTCAGATATTCTTTTCGTACCCATACCTTCTTGGTGGGTAGATTTGCTATGTAGTTTGCCATGTTTTAAAAAAGTCTGAAATTTCGTATCCGTCTAACTTGTAATCTGATGATTCACCCAGATAATAGTAATCATAACCTAATCTTTTATATAATGCAATCTCACTCTTATTTGCTTTATGTCCTAAACTTAACTTCTTATTCTTATAATTCCATGCAAACTGATCTGCCCATACACTATTCACACTCTTAAACCGATATGCAAGAGTGAATGCAACAAGTTCATTCTGATCATAATAACCGATGATGTCCGTGTGAGGTAATTCAAACTCTTCACGAAAGATCGGCACTATATCTTCAAAACCTTTATACGTCACATACTCCTTATAGATTCCTAAACACCGTTCAAAAGAAGAACTATCAAGAATACGGTAGTTATGGTATTCCTGATAGTTTGTGTCTTTCAGTCGAATCCGACAATACATTATCGTCCCTGACCTCGATATTTCTTCTTACGACCATTTCGACTGGTTGCAGCTAACTTTGTACGTTCAGATTGTCCCTGTCTTGTCTTCTTCGGACGACCATCAATACTATTACCTGTATTAAAACGAACTGCCATTTATTCCTTCCCTTTCATATCAATGACTTCAACTTCATCTGGATCAATGGCGCCTGGAACACCTTCATCAAACTTCTGTACAAGTATCTGAAATGCATCATACTTACCTGCTTCACTCAACAAACCTTGGGAGAGTTCGCGGCCGTTATGAACCAATCGATATCTTCTTTCTAATTTTCCTTTCATAATTAACTCCTTAGTGATGTGGATTGTAATAGTATAACATAGTTATGATAATAAGAATAATCAATATAAATGCAAGTCCTGACATCATATTACCCTTGTCTTCTCATGGCCCACTCGTATTCGTGGATCGCACCACGTTACCATTCCTTTCTTCTTCGCATCTAAACAGAATGAGACATCTTCGCCACACATATCCTGTACCTTGCCACTATCAAAGATCTGCATCTTCGGTGCAAACCAAGGATATTCAAGTCTTTCAAAAACACCTTTCTTAATTAATACCCAACCAAATCCAGTATAATCGACAGTAAAAGGTTTTCTCTTTTTCGTGATCGACTCGACTGTCTCGTGATTCATGACTCCGCCATTCTTTGCAAAGTCCTCTTCACTTAACCAATGTGCAACTGATGTAGTATGTCCATCTTCTGTGGCATACCAACCAGCAACAATCTCTTTCTCTTCACCTTCTTCGGGTATTGCAAGATCAATCAACTGCCAAAACTTATTCGTGTCAAATACAATATCACTATCAATCCATAACTGATAATCATATTCTAATTTACCATCCCAAGGTATCTGATTGGGGCCTCTCAATACATTTGCACCTAATACCTTGCAACGTGCAAAATTAACCATTGAGGAATAATCTTGAGATATCTGTATGCTATTGCCATTTTGTACCATATCAAAACAGAGTTGTACAAAGTTCTTGAGAAAGACATAAGAACAACCTCTGCCTGGAAGACAGAATACAATTCTTTTACCTTTCACTCTCTGTTTAATCTTTTCATAATCCCACTCCTCTGTTTTAGGAGACTCTTTGGGTATTACTTTAAATCCTTTAGCCATAAAGTGTTAGTGTTTCACATTCATATTATACCATATTATTTATTCCTTGTCTATAACCCTCCATTATTAATGATATCTCTCGGTAACATATTACTGACGGTGCGAACCTTATTTGATGTACCCATTCCTGACATACCTAAACGTGTCATGAATGCAACAAAGATACCAGCATATAATGCAATCTTGGCGTACTTTTTCATGGGGCGAAATTTTTTTCTATCTACCATAATTATACATCAAAAAACCCCTACTGATGTAGAGGTGTGTGCCACTTATTTTACTGTCTATTTTCTCTTGCGAAACACATTCATTTTGGTTAGAATATAAAGTGTCAATACAGTCCAGAATACAATCTCAAGTCCAAGGTTATTCATGATTTTTTTACGGCCGATTTTTTTTATTTCGTTTAATATTTAGCACTCGATTTTGGTTCGTTGTAGGTTAGGGTAGTTAGCGGTTTTTATAAACGCATCGCTCGCTACGCTCGCTATAATATTACATTATATAACTGCTCTGTTGCCACTTCATGGCAACCCCATGTGAAGATATGCGAACATATTCATAAACCACTGCCACCACTGCGATCTCGTGATTTATTCTCTGCTCATAACCTCTGCAATCTGTGTGTAATTAACTGCTCATAGTGTTGCTCTAATATGCTTTATAATAACACACATATTACAGACTGGCAACTGCTCAAACTCATAAGGATTGCGTGTTATAAAATGTTACTTTCTCGTGCAAATCTTCGTGTCTTATGTTATACTAATAAGCGAGCGATCTCTCGCCCCCTAAGACAACAACAGCAGGGCAGATTATCAAACTTAGTGAAGCAAATAAAAAGCAATATTATATTTATTATTACATTTAAAATACATTTTTAATGCTTTTTATAACATTTTAGTCGTTTAATCCTCCTTAATTGTTGTTATCATCTTCTGCAAATCTTCTTCACTTAATGTATATTCTATCTCATTAATTACCTCAGATTCGCTACATTTATATAAGTAATCATTCATATCATTTCTTACATATTGTCTGAAATCTTCCATACTCATGTTATCAATTATTGTATCAATATAAGCATCTAAAAGTTGCTCAAATTGTTCCTTATTTAAGTTGATTTCGTTTGCTCTTTTGTTCATGGTATTTACTCTCCAATGTAATAAGAATCATTGAAAAAATAGTGTGAATTGTTATTAAATTCTGTGAGTAATTCGTTGTATAATTCTTCACTAATTGCGGGCATACTGCTCCACTCTTTAATACTTTTAACGTCATCATTTATCACGTTAAGTAATTCTTTGTTAGTTGAAATTGTAGGCATGATAGTTGTTAATTAATAGGGTTAATAATAAAGGATAATAGCAGCGTAGCGCTCCTAATCTCCGAGCGAATTTGAGCAACTTTTTAACCTCCATATTCATCTGCTAGAGGTGTATCAAATTCAGATAAATCTTTCTCTGTTTTTATATCATATAAGGCGGATACATTTACTTTATTGTTGTTAGTTTCTGTAACCTTATCTACATTAAAATAATATAACTTATCTTGGATAATTTGTGCTAGTTTCTTATCATCTTCAGTCATAAAAGTATCATAATAATCTAAGCATTTAGTGACTAAATTGTATTCACGGCGAGTAAAAGTTTTCATAATAAAGTAATAATTAAAAGTTGAAATTAGTTAGATTAAGTTAGCAGATTTAGTGTTAATTCTACCTCTATTTGTATTAGTTCTGATTCCTTTAGTTTGTGATAGAATTAACTCAGATTTGCGTGGCATTCTTGTTGGTAACTTGATATACTTTATCTTATTTTGTGTATCTAAGATTTCTAAATCAAGTCGAGTAAGTGTAGCAAAGTTCAAATTGTTCATGATAAAAATGTTAATTAGTGAAGTGAATAAGGAGCGTTAAGTATTACCAACAACCGCTATAATCTATAATAATACCATCAATAAAATCTTTTTTATCGCCTGAAAAATCAGATATAAACCAAGTCCAGTTTTTTTGAAATACACCGAAACCAGTCGCAAACTCATTACATAGAGCATTTAATCTGCTCTTAGTGGTATTGGATTGCCAACCGCCATCAAATAACTGTAACTCTTTAATTTTGTGAGTATAAGTAGCAATATGATTACCATGTAAATATACATGAGATTCAGCGCCAATAGTTCCGCCATCATCTTCAGTAATAACACTTGTATTGCTGTTGCTCCAATTTGTTTTAGACCAGATAGCAGAGTTCATGTTTTTTTCAATTTGTCTCATGATGTAAAAAAGTTTGTTTGTTTGTTATATTAATATTATACTGACTCTGGCGCCCTGTGGCGCCTTATGTCAGTAAATGAATATATTTTATCTCATGTATAAGTGACCGCCTGCCCAGTCAGTATTAGCAGGATTATGTAAAAATTCTCTATCTTTGATAAGTCTTAAATCAAATCTAACGTGCTTTGCTGGCGCTCTCCATGAAGCAGGTTTATATACTTGCCCTGTGCTTCTATCAATAAAAGCGGTTACACTGCCTTGGCGGTATCCAGCAGGGCGGTTATAATAATCATTTGCTTCTGAATACTGTAAATTAAAAACCTTAATATATTTCTTGCCTACTGTATAATCAAACTTATAAAGATTTGCTGTGCCATTTTCGATTTCTGCTAACTGCTCTTGATAATATTTTGTATTCTCTGGAAAGCGTTGCTCCTGTATATTTCTTTTAAATGAATTGATAGAATACTGTTTAAAATTTTCCTCTAATGCTTTGCAATAATCCTCTACATAAAGTTCTATTCTTCTTTCAATATCTCTTTTAACTTTCATTGAGTCAGGATAGCAAGTAGTCATAATAAAAATGTTTGAATTGTTTTGTATATACCTATTATAGTGCCATCAGGTGGCGCTGTATAGGTTTTGTTAGTAAATGAATATATTTTATTTGAAGGCGGTTAAAGCGTGCGGGCGGTTTTTACAATACTCTAATCTAGCAAGGGGCACGCCAATATATGCTTCAACTTTATTATATAAATTGACTTCACATTCATCATTATTTCTGCCATTAACTTGCCATACGCCTAAAGCATTCATTAATCTAAAGTTAATGCCCTCTATAATTGCTTCACTTAAACAAGTGATCTTATCTAAGTTTGCTTCGACATTCTCAACAATAAATGATTTTTGCATAATAAAAGAAATTTGATTGATGTTTATATATTAATTGATAATGGTATAAAAGTAAATGTACATTTTATACCATGTATCAAATGTTACTGGCACATATCTTCAAACATTTGGCGGGCATTCTTTTCAATCGCTAATTGAACTCCGCCATGTAGAATTAATTCTTGCATCATATCTTCATTTAATTTATTTGAAGTTTTGAAACTATCATAAGCACGCTCATAACAAGTTTCGAGTAATTCTTCATGGTGTAGGCAAGACATAATAAAAAGTTTTAATTTGATTGATGTTTATATATTAATTGATAATGGTATAAAAGTAAATGTACATTTTATACCATGTATCATTTGTTACTTATCCTCTGATAATACATTTATAATTTTTTCCAGTATAGAATCAACTCTATTAGAAACAGATAAACCGCCGATAAGTTCATCTTGATTTAATAATTCATCATCATAATTTATATAATCTTCCATAGCATTTGCAATTGTTTCTAATTCATGTTCAGTAAAATCAATTAACATAATAAAAAAATTAATTTGTATATTATTAATATAGAGACTACTTCAAAATAAATCAACGTACATTTTATACAATGTATAATTTTATACCATGTATCATTTGTACGTTGAAATAATTTGCCTATCAATTAGAATGAAGGCAGACACTTTTTTTCATGTATCATATTATACAACGTATCATTTGATACGTTGCCAACTCTCTTTTTATATACTATATTTTTAATGTAACAAATTATACCTTCTATCTTACCTGTAACCAATGATACATTACCATGTATCATCAAACAAATCTGTATTATCTTTTATTTCTACATCTAAATGCTCTTGCCCTTCAATTTGGAATATTTTATTCCATTGAATCTCGTAAGGGTTAAAGTCTTCATACACATCAAATTCTAATGTGACTTGGAATTTCTTTTTGTGAATCAGATTTGAATTGTTAGATGACATGGCAAAAATCTCGTAAGGGCGGTTAGAGTTCATTATAAGATATTTTAAATATTTGTCAATCTCTATTGAGATCTCGTACCAAATATTTAGGTAATAATTACTTAGAGCATATTACCTTTAATTGATTTTATTTGTTCCTTAGTAATATTGGCAGCATATCTCGTTATGTTCTCAGAATGCTTATTCGTCTTGTCATCAATTAATCTTTTAACTATATCCATTAATCTATACATACTTACGCCTTCCATATCTTGCCACTCGCTGACATAATCCATCTGTGCTGTATCAACTGTGCCATCTACACGCCAAGGTGCTGAGCATACCTCGTTATCATCATCTAACCAAAATGCTCTGCCAAAACTTTCTGAATGTATCATTATTCTGACTCCTCGAATACTTCGCTTGTATCTTGAATAGTAAATTCAATACCCATTTCTGGATCATAAAATTCAACGTCATGAAATTGACAATTTGTTAATGTATCATTCTTCATGTAGTAAAATGTAATGTCTTCATCATTATCAAATTGTGATAGTATTTCTTTTAATCTTGATACTTTCATTACACTGCCTCCAAGTCATCAACATGAAATTCTAGTCTATCGTCATCAGTTTCAGCATCATCATCACTAATAACAATAAGATTATCGTATATCTCAACAACTGTGCCCGAAATAGGACATAGAGTGTTGATAGTTTGTACTGTATCGCCAATGTTCATTATGCTACCTCCATCATTTTAGCAACGAAAGCACCCATAAGTGTTTGATAGATGTCATCACATATTTTTGTAAGTTCATCATCACTAGCACCAATATTAGGGTGGTATGAAACAAAATCCTCTAAAGGATCGCCGCCATAACTAACCTCTCTGATTGATACATCAGCATTATCATCAATAAATGCTTCATGTAGAATGTCTTGATTAAGATAAGTGTGTTCAAAGATCATAATGAATTTGTTTGTTATACTACTATTATAGTGGGTATGAAATGAAATACAATGTACATTTTATACATTGTATCATATATCACATATTAATCAATTCTTCAAATGCCTCTTCACATAAGACTGTATAATTATTTTTTTCACATTCTGCTATGCCTTCATCGGATAACTCTTCAAAGTCATACTCAACATATATCAAATTGTCTGTTATGATATTGTACTTATCACACACGCCTAACAAGTATTTTTCTTGCACATCATCATAAAATTTCTTTTCATCATTTGTGAGTGAATCAAAATTTCTGTGAAGAATGTTCTTTAGTTTCATAATCAAAATGAATTTGTTTGTATGTATCTATAATAAAGGACATAAACTTAAAATACAACGTACATTTTATACATTGTATAATTTGTTACCACTCCGCTGTAGGTCGCTTTGCCTGTGCTTTTAATGCTCCTATAATTCTAAGGGCATCTTGCTCTTGTAGTTCATAGATCATCGCCTCTATTTGATCTATCATATTCTTTTCTTCATTATCATTATATTCAAAGTCTTGAATTACAAATTTCAAAAACTCTAGTTGCTTGTTGGATAGTTCTAGTTTATTCATTAGTTTGCCTCCTTGAATTGATAATTAACATAACACCATTGATAGTTATCGTCCTCTACTTCATCACAAATATACTCACTTGCTATAGAGTCAGCATCTTTATACTGTTCATTATTTCTTAACTGTTTGAATCTCTCAACATAGTGATTGCTTAGAATCTCTACGCTTTCTAATAAGTTAGTGTTCATTAATCTGCCTCCAATGATAATGTGATTTGAAATTCGTCAGTAAAATCTTGATAGTCAGTAACCACAAGCGGGCACTTGTCTAACCACTCTTGAAAGGCAACATATCTTGCCTCCAGTTCCTTTTCTCTATCTGACATAATGTAATCGGGTTTTTCTAAAAATGGATCAATAATCATTTTATAATTCCTCCACACTTTCAATACACCATTCTGAAGTATATTCGTCTTCTACGTCATAAGCATTGATGTTAGCAGTTGCAAGTTCTCTTGCTTTCTCTTCGGTGTCTGCTTCAACTAATATTGTGAAGTAATTAACCTCTGAACACTCGATACGAAATTGATTCATAATAAAAAGAAATTCGTTTGTATGTATTAAGTATAGTGGTATATGAATTGCAAATCAATGTACATATGATACAATGTATAATATGTTACTTTCTTCGGTCTGGATTCAAGGGCGAACCAAAATAATCTCTATTTACAATATAGAGTGTAACTAATGCCAATAAGATACCAGCAAAACCCAACAACAATATTGGCGATTGCGGTAGATCATAAGTTGGAACTGATGTTGTTAAAAATGTCATTAGCATTAGAATTCCATAGGGTAGCGGACTTCCTTTTCAACTGCATCTTTCATTACATCATACATTGAAAATGCAGGGTCATTGAGATCATCACAATACTTAAGTGTGTCAATAACCATTTCCATAAGTTTGATAATGGTTTTTTCCCTTGGCGTTGTTTTGTACTTAGTTGTCATAATAAAAAGAAATTCGTTTGTATGTATTAATTATAGTTGATATGAATTGTAAATCAATGTACATATGATACAATGTATTATTTGTTACCTCTAGTTCTCATTTGAAAAATCTTCCCATAGAACTGAACCACCATAGAATGTTTTGTCGTAACCATACTTGATAACAAGTATATCTCTTACTCGTTCTCTATCAAGTGAATCGCCATCGCCCCAAGTGAAATGCTCTCTATTTAAAGTATTGATAGCGTGTAGATAATCATAGGTAGCACTTATAATATCTTTTTTATCAACTTGTTTGTCATTATCGACATTGAATAGAGGATATAATGCCTCTTTTTTATCGCCATAGAATGAATAGACATAATCAGTAAATTCAATCAACATATCGTTGAGTGTAGTGTTTGAGA